GGTACAGGAGCAGGAAGAGCTGGAGGAAGTGGGGGTGGAGGTGGTGGTCTTATTGTACTATTTGCCAAAACCGTAACTGTTGGGGGGTCTACTAATGCTTCCGCTATTTCTGTTCGTGGAGGAGATGGAGGGGCAGGTGGAGCAGGTGCTTCAGCCTCTGGGGGAGGCGGTGGAGGAGGTGCAGGAGGTGGAGGTTATGTCTATCTTGTATGCAGCTCTATCTCAGGAAGTGCAACATTTATTTCTGCTAACGGAGGGACTGGAGGGAATGGAGGAGCTGGAATTAGCACAGGAATAGGTGGGAATGGAGGTAGTGGAGGTAATGGGGGTAGAATAACAGTCATTAATTTATCAGCTAACACAATAACTCAAGTTGATGGGACGTCAACAGCAGGCTCTGCAGGGACAAATGGTTCGGGGGTAACTGGGGGTACTGGTGGGGCAGGAGCAACAACAACTTACTCATCATAATAAATATGCAACGATTACAGATATACTGCAAGGTTTGTGACAAATCATTAGGGAATATAACTGCTGAGCAAATTATGCCTCATCATTATGAATCATTGGGGTGTGGGGTTTGTGGCTCATTAGTCCCACATATTGACACCCCGATTGAGGAGGTAGAATAAAAATTATGATTAAAAGATTACTTTATAAACTACAGCTATTTGATGGGATATGGTCTATCCCACTAGCTTTCTTAGGGTTCTTCTTAGCAGGGTCACTAAGTCTTAAGTACTTTGGGGATCCGTTAATATCTATAGAGTATTTACAACAAGTTATACTCTCAGGGTTGATACTAGTATTTGCAAACTTTATAGTATTCCTAGGAATTAACTTTAACTTTAGAGGGTTACAAAGATTCTTTTATTCTCAAGAACTTAAAGAAAAAATTGTTAGCTTATCAGTATGGGAAAGAATAAAATTATATCTTATTGTCTACTTTGGATTATTCTCAGCATTCCTTGTAATCCTCTGGCTAGTAATGTCAGCAACTGCGTAATCTCTCAGAGTTTAGCTTACAAAGGGATTATGGAGAGAGGGGGAAACAATCAAGGTTTCTCCGACTCTTTATTTGAGAAAGATATGAGGTCTGTAGGATGGATAAAAGGACAAGCTTGGTGCTCATACTTTGTTAAGTTGGTCTTGAACAAATGCTCAGTCCAACACACTATCTCAGGATGGTCCCCATCTAGTTACAACAGACAGGATGTTATATATACTGACAAAGAGTTTAAGAATACATACTCTACAGACGATGTACTTATTCTCTCGTTATCATACGATAAGTTTAAAAATAATCCTGGGAGATACAAGGGAATTGGGCACACTGGTATAGTTATTGAGATTAAACAATCGTCACTAGTTTCCATAGAAGGAAACACTAATGATGCAGGTACTAGAGATTCTAGAACTGGGGATGGAGTATACAAAAAGATTAGACCGTTAAGTAAGAATACACACATAACAAGATGGAAAAAACAAAAAGAAACTTTACAGCAGCCGTGTTAGCACTTATAGCATTGATAACTATAGGGACCGTAATCACATGCAATTACTACAAAGGCAGAACTAAAACTAAACTAGATATTACCAACGACTCTCTACTTAAAATAGTTCAGCAGTCTAATATAAAAGCAGACTCTATACTAAACTTAGTAGACTCACTATCTATAGCTCAATCTAAAATCAAAACCTCTCAAACTATTGTAAATAAACATTACCATGAAAAGATTTATAACATACTTAATTCTGACTCTAAGTCTCTCAACTCTCAGCTTCAATCAAGTCTTAAGGAGTCAGACTCCCTCTACAAATCAGGATTCTACTTTCTGTCTCTCCCCTTACCAGATACAACTGGTAAACCTTGACCATGCAGCAATGCTGTATTGGAGTAAGACTAGTGCTTCCCTTAACCAGCTTTATAAGCTTGAGCAGAAGAAGACTGAAGAGTTAAATAAAGTAATCTTACTTAAGAATGAAGCGCTGAGTTCTCTTCAGGATGCTTATAATAATAAATGCTTTCAGTATGATATGCTAGAGCAGGAATTAAAGTTTGCTAATAAGCAGATAACTATCCTCAAACTTAAGAATACAGTTCTAAGTATAGGGGTGGTAGGATTAACTTTATCAACAATTTACTTTGCCGCTTTCTAATTTATATTATCTTTGGGATATGATATTGATATTCGTAATAGCAATTATTTTGTTTTTAATCTATCTTACAGTAGACACTTACATGCATAATGAGTGGACTAAGAAGGCTATAAATAAGATAAATGGGATATTTGATGAGGCTTTAACTATTATCACAATTACTCTTCCTGCCTGGATTAAGTCATTATTTAATGACGAGGAGTAAATAATTTTTTTTGTTATATAAAGAAATGTTTTATATTTGCATTAGCAAATTAAAACATTATGAATTTTACCCCAACTAGAGACTGGGTTGTACTCCCACTCCCAACTAAAACAATTACTGACAGCGGGATTATCTTATCAGAGCAAGCTGCAGATTCTTTAAAAACCAATATCTTAAAAGTAGTCAAAGCTGGACCTGAATGTAAACAGGTTAAAGAAGGAGACACTGTCTACGTACACCCTGAAACATCTGGGGTTATATTGACCATTGATGGGGTGGAATATGTAGCAGTTAACGAATTTATGATAATGGGGATTCTATGACAGGTAGTGTAACTATTTCATTACAAGACTACGAAGAACTTAAATCAGGGAATACATCATCAATAGAGTTAAAAAAGCAGGTTATAAAAGCTGCTAAAGAGATTGAAGTTTTTCTGTCATTCTTGTGCACTAGGGAATCTATTATGGATTATGTTACAGAGTTTAACTCTTACTCTAAAAGCTGTAAGATTCATTTAATAGACGGAAAAGCTAAAATAGAACTTAATAACTTAGAAGATGAGGAAATTTAATATAACTGTAGACTCAACTAAAAAGTTTATTCAAGTATTTAACGGGATATTTAATATGACTTCTATGGAGATGTCAGTACTTGCAGCTCTTGTAGATCATGGGGAGACGGTTAATCTATGCTCTTCAGAGAATAAAAAGAAAGTCTCTAAAATATTAAATATCAAAGATTACAATACTCTGAATAACTATGTCAAAAGACTTAAAGATAAAAAAGCTATTGTTAAGTCTAAAGATGGGTATGTATTATTCCCTGGCTTAAAAAAAGAGAATTGTCAAATCATAATAACTATCAAATAACAGTCAAATAATGGACTTTGAGATTCTCCCAACAGATGTTATCAGCATATTTAATTTAGAGGATAACAATATGATAATAGCTGTAATACAGTCCCCAACTGGAAAATATAGAGGAATAGATGTAACTTACTTATTATAACATGGATAAAAAATTACCTTCTTTTTTGCAGATGATGGCAAATTATGCTATTTCATCAGCTAAACACATTGCTAACGGGATGAAAATCACTACAGAAGAGCAATATCGTAATAGATTACAAGCTTGTCACGAGTGCCCACACTTAAATGAGAACAAAAGATGCTCTCTTTGTGGGTGCCCAGTAGAAAGTAAAGCCTACAGAGTGACAGATTACTGCCCTGATACTCCCCCAAGATGGGAGAAGCTTACAATTGGGGAGGAGGGAAAGCCTGTAACTATTAAAAAGCCAACGAATGACCCAAGAGAAGATTATAATTCAGAAACTGGCTACTAAATATAACCTTCCTCTGCAGAAAGTTGAGGAGATTATATTTTATCAGTTCAAATACGTAGCTAAAATTATGAAAAGTGGGGATTTTCAATCTGTAAGGCTGCAATATTTTGGGAAATTTCATGCAAAAAAGGGGAGAATAGCCCATTTAAACGAGAAAACTAGAAAGAAAAATGAAAGACTTGCTAACAGTAAGTAATAATGTAGTTATCCCATCCCCTTATGCCTTGACTATCACAGAGTTTGAGAAGTTAAGTGTGAAAGAGCTGGCGTTTATCTACTTTTATGCAGATCATAGGTCAAGTTATGCAGCTTATGATGAAGAAGAGAGGAGAGATAAGCTACTATCTGAATTAAAAGTAAAGTCTACCCCACTTCTGCATGCAGGACTGACTAAGTATAGAGAGTTATCAGAAACTCATGCTGTTAAATTACTTAAATCAGCTAGGTCTGCAGTAAATAAACTAGAGAAATACTTCAAAGATATCGATCTCACGGCTATGGATGAGAACGGAAAGCTACTTTATCAAGCAAAAGATTTAGTTGCTAACTTATCTAAAATTGGGGAGGTAATTGAAGGATTAGACAGACTGGAAGAGTTAGTTCAAAAGCAACAAGCTAAAGATAACCCAAATAGGGGAGGGGTAAAGACTAATAAGTACAGTGAATAAGATTAAATTTACTAATACAGAGTTATTCTCCCCTTCTGCTAAATTATATCTAAAGCAGGGATACTATACCGACAGCCTCCCAGGGACTAAAGAGTACTATACTTTTTGGGATACAGAGCAACATAGATGTTTATATGGGTATGAGGTAAACGGGGTTAAAATATCAGGGTATCATTACTTCTACTTAAATTATTGCCCAATTGATAGGGCTATAGATGAGGAGTTAGAAGACGGGACTACAATATCTAAAAGGGAGAGGACATTCCCTGCATTTTATGATGGGGATTACGAGTACTTTACTGCAATAGATAACTGCAGAAAAGAGAATAAACATATGGTTGTATTAAAAGCCAGACGTAAAGGTTTCTCTTACAAAGCAGGGGCTATGTTAGCTAGGAATTACTTTCATGTCCGTAACTCAAAGAACTTTGTATTTGCATCAGATAAACAATATCTTATTGGGGATGGGTTGTTGTCAAAGACTTGGGATATTTTATCCTTTGTAGATGACAATACAGCTTGGACTCAACCTAGATTGACTGATAAAGAGATGCATAAGCAATCAGGGTACAAAAAAAATGTTAATGGGGCTGACGTAGCATTAGGGTTTAAGTCACAAATAATTGGGGTTAGCTTAAAAGATGACCCAGATAAAATACGTGGTAAAGCAGGGGAGTTAATCTTCTTTGAAGAGTCTGGTTCATTCTCAGGGTTACTTAAAGCTTGGGAGGTAGCTATGCCTACAATGAAACAAGGTTCTAAAACTCTTGGGACAATGATTGCTTTTGGGACAGGTGGGGAAGAAGGTCCTGGATTTGAGGGATTAGAAGAACTATTCTACCACCCTGAAGCTTATGATTGCTATGAGTTTGACAATGAGTGGGATGCAGGGGCTATGGGGACTAAATGTGGTTACTTTGTCCCTATCTATCAAAACCTTGATGGGTTTATGGATAATGATGGGAATAGCTTAACTGCAGAAGCTATTGAGTATGAGGAAAGTCAGAGAGAGAAAAAGAAGAAAGCTAATGACCCAAAATCTCATGACCAGTATATAGCTGAACACCCATTCAGTCCTCAAGAGGCAACACTTCAAGTAACGTCAAACACGTTTGATGTTAACTCATTAAAAGAGCAGTACAATAAAGTTATTGCTAACAATCTGCAGAAGATGGGGGTTGCAGGGAGGTTTTATTATGACTCTCAAAATAAGATAGCTTTCTCCCCAAGCCCTGATGCTAACCCTATTCATAAATTCCCTCACAGGAAAGATGATGACTTGAGTGGATGCCCTGTTATATATGAGGCCCCATACAAAACTAAAGATGGGATTACCCCTAAAAATTTATATATCATCTGTCATGACCCATATGCTCAAGGGAAAGCTGAGAGCTCAATGTCGTTAGGGGCTGCTTATGTAATTAAAGTCCCTAATAATGTCTCTCAACCTGATGATATGATAGTAGCTTCATACATAGGCCGTCCACAAACTCAAGATGAGTATAATAGAAATCTGTTTATGTTAGCTGAGTTCTATAATGCTAAGATTGGGTTTGAGAATGACCGAGGGGAAGTTATTGCATATGCTAAAAGGTTTAGAAAACTTCATCTGTTACAAGAGGAGTTTGAGATGCTGGATAAAAGAGAGCTTAGGAGTAAAACAGTTAAACGTCAGTATGGGATGCATATGACAGAGCAAAGAAAAGCTCAAGGGGAGTTGTATATTCGTGACTGGCTGATATCAGGGAGAGGAGCTGACGAAGATGGGAATGTAACCTTGAACATGCATAAGATCTATGACCCTGCTTTACTTCAAGAGTTAATTAAGTTTAACAGGAAGGGGAACTTCGACCGTGTGATGGCGTTAATGGTAGGGATGTACCATACAAGGGAGTTATATAATAAAGAGTTAAGATTAGATGATAACGATAACTCTACTAATGATTGGTTTGATAGGATATATAGATAATGCTATAGTAATAATAATATACTAAAAAGAGTATTAAATTAGACTCTAATGTTAAAGTAAAGTAATTTTGTATTAATGTTCGGACAAGCCTCAATACCTAAGCAAAGAATTCCTCTATCTCAGAAAACAGAAAAGTGGGGAAAAGAATGTGTAGATGCATTCATAGACTTATCAAAATTTGGGTTAAGTGAACGAAGAAGTTACTTGAAATCCATGTATGATTATTACAATGGAGTAATCGATGAGGAGGATTACAACTATGTATTAAAGCCATACGGAAAAACAAGAAGTCACTTCCCATCTAAGATGAGGAATTACCCCATCATCAAACCTATCATAGACCTATTGCTTGGGGAGAAATCAAAACGTCCGTTAGAGTATACTGTTACCGTTCAGAACTCAGATGCAGTCAGCATCAAAGAAGAGGCTTTAAAAAATTTAATTCTCCAGAATCTTAGACAACGGTTTTTGATGGAGTTAGTAAAGTCAGGGCAGGTGGATATGCAACAGGAGCAGGTTGAGGAACCCCCTCTCCCAAAGCAAATCCAGGAGGAATTCAATAGGTCCTATAAAGATAGAAGAGCTATTAGAGGACAAGCCAGTCTTAATTATATAATGTACTTTAATGAAATCTATGATAAGCTTCAAAAGCAATGGTTTCATTTCTTAGTAGCAGGAGAGTGTTACTCACATAAAGGGGTTAGACGTAACGAACCTTTTTATGAGGTAATTAACCCAATGGATGTAGACTTTGATAAAGACCCTGATATCGACTTTGTAGAAGATGCAGACTGGGCTATAATCAGAAAGTTCTCACATGCCTCAACTATTATAGATGCCTATGGGGATTACTTATCTGAAGAACAGGTATTGGATTTAGAGAACCCTACTCATACATCATCTGAAGCTTATTTACTATACAGAGCTCAGGCTTCTGGGGCTGATAGTAATATGAACAGGAATAGATTGATTGAGGTAATAACAGTATATTGGAAGAGCAGAAAAAGGATTGGGTTTATGTCTTATATTAACCCAATGACTGGAGTCCCTGAATCAGTATCTGTAGAAGATGGGTTTAGAATCCCTCAGGAACTTAAAGACTTAGGGGCTAAGATAGAGTGGGAGTGGGTTAATGAAGTGTGGGAGGGAACCAGAATTGATGGGAGATTCTACATTAGAGTTAACCCTGTAGCTAATCAAAGAACGAGTTTAGACAATCCTTCATTGTGTAAACTCCCAATTAATGGAAGAAAATATTCTGATATTAACTCTCAGAATGTTTCAATAGTCAGCCTAGGAATTCCATACCAGTTGAACTATAATATCTACAAGTACAGACTTGAATTAGCTATTGCTAGAAGTAAAGATATCATAGCTCAATTTGATATTAACATGATCCCTAAGAATTGGGATATGGATAAGTTCATGTACTTTGTGGAAGGTACAGGTATTGCTTGGGTTGACTATAATAAAGAAGGGATAATCCTATCCCCACAACATCAGTCTGTTCTTGATATGTCTATTAAGACAATATCTCAATACTTAACTCTCCTTGAATCTATAATGGTTGAGTGGGAGAAAGTCAGTGGGGTAACTAGACAGAGACAAGGTCAGATGGGGACCTATGAAGGGAAGGCTACATCACAACAAAGTATCGTACAATCCTCTCATATAACTGAAGACTTATTTAGGAAGTTCTCACAGTTTGAGCAAAGAGAGTTACAAGGGTTACTGGACTACTCTAAAGTTGCTTGGATAAATGGGAAGAAGTCTATGTATGTTCTCCCTGACGGAAGTGTAGATGATGTAGATGTAGAACCACTTACTCATATGGAGAGTGAGTACGGGATATTTGTATCTGATGCAGGAAAAGATGTAGAGAGAATGCAGAAGATAGAAAGTTTAGCACAAGCAGCATTACAAAATGGAACACCGTTGTCATCTATCATATCAATATTCGAGAGTAACAGTTTTGCACAAATTAAAGATAAAGTTATTCAAGCTGAAAAAGCTGCTCAAGAATTGGCTAAAGCTCAACAGCAAGCAGAACAAGAAGCAAAGGCTCAAGAAATGCAAATGCAACAACAGAACTTGCAAATGCAGTTAGTTGAGAAAGAGAAAGATAGGCAGATGCAAATTGAGAAAGCTCTTATTGCTGCAGAATCTTCATTCAATGGGAATAGTGCAAGCTTAGAAAAGATGCTGCAGGATTTCCAAATTAAGCAAGAAGAGTTAGCTCTTAAAGAGAGAGAACTTGAGATAAAAGCTCAACAAGTAAATAAAGAATAATGGATAATCAGACTAGGAGGATATTACTTGAGAGAGTAAAGGCCTCTGGTTTCCCAGGGTCAATACTAGATGTATTTCAAAACCCTGCTATATTAGATCAGTTTATTGCTGAGCAACAACAGTCACAATTACAGCAACCTCAGAATCAACAAGTGGTTGCTCAAACCCCACAAGAGCAAGAGCAAGGTTTAAGACCATATCATAATAACAATATTACTAATGTTGATATGTCTTTCCCTAATGTTCAGGCTAATCAAGTTATTAATACAGTAGGGATGAAAATCCCTATAGATATAAAAGAAGTTGACAATCAAGGGAACTTAGTAAAATCATTTGAGGCTGTCCCCCCAGGAATAGCTAACTTCCCTACAGGAGCTAACGAAGGCTCAACACTAATTGAATCTCCTGCTAAAGGGTATCAGAAAGGAGGATTTCATCAAAGAATCTATACAGATCCAGAAGAGTTTAGAGTAGCTAATCAAAATTATAATGATAGTTTAGCTGTATATAATGCCCCTCAAGTAGCATACAATAAGTCTAAAGAAATAGACGCTGCAATTAATGGTGGTGATTTTCAAAAAGCCCAAGAGTTATTAGATAAGCCGTATCCATTTACTAAAGCTTTTTCTAGACTAACAAGACTAAATAATGGATTACCAAAACCTACATCAGGATATGCTATTTATTTAGGGGCTGACCCAAGTAATAGGCTTACTCCAAAATATAAAGAACCAACTGAAGAACCAATATATAGAGAAAAACTTAATTTACAAACTATCCCATATAAAGGTTTAAGTATAAACTCAAATCCTCCGTCATTAGGGGATATGACTTCAATAATTAATTCATCACCCTTAAGTTATAAATACCAACTTCAACCTGGAGTTTACGGAAATCAAATCCGTGTAGGAGTTTATCAAGATGGTAAATATCAGCCATTTAGTAAGGAAAGAATTCAAAATGAAATAGAAGAAAATAGGATACCAGACCAGAGAGAAGAAAATTATTTAAGAATTCAGAAGTTAAAAGGGTATCAGACAGGTGGAGTTAAACCTACTTTTCTACTTCCTGAGAAAGAGCAAAAAGAATATTATGAGTATCTTTCTAATAGAAATAAAAAAACAAGACCTTTGACAGATGAAGAAAAAGCTTTAATGTCTGGAGATACTCACAATTTACCTGATTCTAAATTAGAAAATATTGGAGAGTTGTTTGATTTTACTGGAGTATTATCTCATGATGATGCTCAACGGGCTTATGAATCCTGGAAAAGATCAGGAAGATCAACCCCAACTTTACAGGAAGAATTAGATATGTTTAGTGCTGTACCTGGATTAGGGAAATATGGACGAATAAAATATATGGTTCCAAACAGTGGACCTAAAATAGCTTTTAAAACTATTCCTTGGCAGGAAACTGTAAATTTCTTTGGTCAAGAGGAAATGTTTGGACCTACTAATCAAGAAGAAGACAAAAACTCTAAAAAATATGGAGGAACTAAAACCTATTTAAAAGGAGGATTAAAGAACAGAGTGTTATACAATAAAGCTAAGTATAAAAGATAATTTTATAGAAATATTAATTAATATCTAAATACCTTTGTATATATGGCAACCAAACAAAACGAAGAAAAATTAAGTATTTCAGACATTACATTCGACGATTTTATCGGGGATGGTCTAGAAACAAAAGAAAATGAAACTAACACTGCTTCTGACGAACTTGAAGATGATATTAAAAACAAGTCTTCTAAAGATGAAGATGAGGACGATGACATCACAAGTTCAGAAGAAGAAGATGACGAAGAAGGAGATGATGAACCTTCTAAGCCGTCTAGAAAAAATACAAAAGAGGAAGATGATGATGAAGTAGATAATTCTACTGATGATGAATCAGAATCCTCAATTGCTCAGTCTATTGCAAAGGCATTAGGCTATGACCTTGAAAATAATTATGCTGATACCGAAGAAGGACTTATAGAGTTTACTAAGGATATTGCTCAAAATATTGCTGAAGATCAAATTCAGGAGTTGTTTGGTCAATTCCCATTAGTTCAAAAACATCTGGATTATGTCTTAGCAGGTGGTGATTCAGAACAATTCTTCCAAGCTTATAACCCAGGGATGGATTATAATCAAATGGAGATTGATAAAAATGATTCACGAATGCAGAAGATGTTAATCTCTGACTACTTCAAATCTAAAGGGCACGATGATGAATTCATCAAAGATATGCTTGAGGATTATGAAGATACAGGTAAACTATATGATAAAGCTACTGTAGCTCAGAAGCAATTAGCTGCTATTCAAAGTAAAGAAAGAGAGCAGTTAGTGGAGATGCAGAAACAGCAACAAACTGAATATAGACAGAAGCAACAAGAGTTCTGGGAGGGAGTGGCTAATACTATAGATGAAGGAAAAGAATTTGCAGGAATTAAAATCCCTGAAAAAGAGAAATCTAAATTCTTTGATTATATCTCTGCCCCTGTAAATAAGCAGGGAAATACAAAAAGAGATATGGACTACGGTAATGCCCCTCTAGAAACTAAATTGGCAATCGACTATCTATTATATAAGGGTTTTAATCTCTCTGATATAATTACAACTAAGGCTAAGAGTGAAAGTGCTAATAACCTTAGAAGTAAATTACAATTAGGTCAAGAGAAACTTAGAAACCAAGGTATGGTAGATAAGAAAATAAAGAAATTCGATCCAGACCAACTGGATGTAAAGAGGCTGTTTGAATAAAACGCAATTAAACACTTTAAAATTTAAATATCATGGCACTAATGCAAGTTCTTAAAACGTACTATAATGATGCACAAATGACCGACACTAACTCGTTGGTTAATGCTCTTATGGAACGTCCTGCGGAGTTATCTCCGATTATTACTCACTTGGCTGGTCGTGAAGAAAAGAAGTTCCCTCTCTCTTTCCTTACAGAAGGAGTTGGTAATACTCGTTCTATCGATCGTTATGAGTATGAGTATCGTGTTAAAACACACGAAATTAATGTACGTCCTGTAATCGCTAACGTAGGTGATGGTGCAGGTGGAGCTCCCTTTACCTTAACATTCCCTGACAAGTGGTTTATTTTCCCTTACACCTTGGTATCTCAGTCTGGTGTTCTTGCTCGTATTATGAGTGAGCCAGTTGCTGATGGTGCTGGTTGGAAATACACTTTAAAACTTGTATCTCCAGATCAAGCTTCTGTAGCAGCAGCTGATAGAGGTGATGGTGCACTTTGGGGTATGTTGTATGCTAACGTGGGTATTGACTTCTCACGTGGTAATGCATCTAACTGGACTGCTCCTGGTCTTGTTCGTTCTAAGATTGGTACTATTCGTAAATCTTACCAC